ATTATATTCAAATCTCCTAATTTAGATATTGTTTTAACTGTTATATCTTCTATATATTCTTGTTTATTTAATGACACTAATGTTATAAATAAAGCTATTCCTAAAAATTTAATTCCAGATAATTCTATATCACTTATAGATGTTATATATTTTTTATTATATTTTAATAATTTATTTTCACTTGAAATATTTTTTTTATATATTTCTATAAAAGGAGGGTCTATTATATTTTTTACTTCAGGCTTAGGATCATATAAAAAATTATCAGATGTTAAAGTGTTACTTAAATTAGTTTTAAATCTTAACCCCAGTTTCTTATTATAAATATATTTATAATAAAAAAAAATCATTGAAGTTTTAGTTATTATTAAAAAGAAAAATAAAATATAATATCCTATTTTTACAGCGCTGACATTATTACTATTCATATTAATTATTAATTATTAATTATTAATTTTAATTTATTATATAATTATAATATATTTTTTTGTTTTTTTTATTTAGTAATAAAATATTTTATAAATAATAAAACATTATATAGTATTGTATATTATTATGTATTATTATTTTAATCTTTTATAAAATATAATTATACTTATAATTAATAATATTAAACTAATAATAGATATTATAATACCACTATTAGAAACTATAGTGTATATATTTTCGAATTTATTATCACCACCATTAAAAGGCGCAGGCATATTTATATCTTTATTATCTTCATAAAATTTTTTTAAATCTTTTTTTTGACCTAAGTTATCTATATTTATTATATTAGTAGGATGGTTTTTATTATAATTAGTTGCTATCCTAATTAATTTAGTCCATATTTCATCTGTAAAAATTGTTTTATAGTTAGTTATAGTATCTAATCTTTGATACAATAATCCTTGTTTTAAAAGAACTAAATCGTCATTATCATCTTTAATCGATAGTATTTTTCTCATTTTAAAAAATTTAATAGATAAATATATTGATATTGATATACCAACAAGAACACAAATAATAATTAAAAATAATATTATATTGGTATTGATATTAATAAAATTATACTGATATGTTATATTTTCAATATATTTTTTATTATATAAACTATTTAATGTAAAAATTAATATTATTTTTAAACATAAAAATAGATATAATTCCTTGTTTGTAATAGATATAATATATTTTCTATTACTTTCTATTAATTGGTTTTCATTTGATATATTTTTTTTATAAATTTCAATAAAAGATGGGTTAATTATATTTTTAATGTTAGGCTTAGGATTATATAAAAAATTATAAGACGTTAAAGCATTTTTTAAATTTGTTTTAAAAGCTGAGCCAACATTATCACTATAAATATATTTATAGTATATTATAAACATATAAATTTTAGTAAATATTAAAAATAACAATAAACCATAATATCCTATTCTTATAAGTTTAAATAGTTTATTATTCATTATAATTCTAATTTATTTATACAATTTATTGTGTTTTTTATTTAATTATAATATATATTATTAATTATAATAATAAATATTATAATAAATATATAATTATTAATAATTAAAAGTATGTTTTCCTTACCAAAATTAGATGTTGGTTCTTTATCGTTAAATAAAATATGTAAAAATAGCTGTTCTAATATATTGTTTGGAGTTGTACTTGCTTTTTTAGTAATGGTTGTATTACAATCACTAGATAATGAAATAGCTCCTTCTTTTCCTATGTTTAAATCTCAAAATAATTTATGCTTAAAAAAAATGGATATGATTAATGATAATTGCTTATCTGGAATATTAGACAATCCAATTATTATATTTATGTTTATTTTACTACTAAACTTCGTTTTAACATATCTAGTATTTACTATATTTCAAAATGTTTTTAAGAATAAAGGTACTATTTGTGAAGGATTAACAAATGTTGTTAAATGTCCTATTATGAGGGGTGGGAACAAACAAAGAGAACAAATCATTATGGGAGATACGGTAGTAGATTGTTTAATGGGTTGTCCTCTGGGATTTGGGAAAAAAAAACTAAATAATGTAAGAAAAGAATGTAATTTTATTGATGAATGTATGTTAATGAAAGATATAGCTGGAGATATGCACAAACAAACTGTTGGAGATAATGTTGATGTAGATGTTAAAGTAGCAACAAATGTTGATTTAAATAATGAAAATAATAAAGGTACTAAAATAATTAAGAGTGTTTTAGAAAAATTTGTTCCTGGATTAATTCCTAATCTTATTGAAACTATTACTAATAATTGTGATGTTAAAAAGTGTGATGTTAAAAAGTGTGATGAGAAGAAATGTGATGAGAAGAAATGTGATGTTAAAAAGTGTGATGAGAAGAAATGTGATGAGAAGAAATGTGATGAAAAGAAAGAATTAAATAAAGATGAATTAGTTGATAATATTAAAAATATTATGACTAAGATGACTGGATTATTAAAAGATGGAAATATAGATATAAAAGAATTTAATTTAGATTTTTTGAATTAATATTATTAATTTTTAGATTTTTATTGATTATTATTTTAATAATTTATTAATTAATGTTTATAAAAAAATAAAATAAAAAATAGTTGAATAAAATTAGTTAGAGTATGCGAGACCACCCATACCACTCATAACACGGAGAACATTGTAGTTAACAGCGTAGATATTGTCAACGGTTACGGAAGAACTGTAAGTTAAGTGAGCACTGTCAATTCTGGAGAAATTGCAAGTTCCAGATGGTTGGTGTTCTTCTGGTTTAAGAGCAAAAGAATAGACATTGACATTTCTCGAGAGTTGAGAGCATCTAGACTGAGGGTTTTGGATACGTCCAACAATAGTAATAGATAAGTCATCTTGGTCGGTAACAGCAAAAGTTGCTTCATCAGCAGAAGTCATAGCAGCAGCAGAACCATCAACATAAGCAGTAAATGTAATAACAGTAGCTGTAAGACCAGTAACAGTTACATAATATCTTTTATGATTTGGTTGGGTTCCACCTCCAACATCAGAATAATTAATGAATAAAATATCTCCAACTTTACATCTTACGGCAGGGTCTGTACCACCAGTAGCTTGATCAGCGTGGAAGGTAACAGATGTAGCTGCTAAAGTAGCACTACCATCAGCAGCAGTTGCGTCGTGATCACCATCGAAAATACGATCTGGTTGTGCTAACATAACAACATTTTCTCCTTCTTTAATGTTAAAACCAGGAACAGCAGTGTGGTGGTCAAGTGGTTGTCTGACTTGATAATATTCACGGTCTTGTTCAGCAAGTCTATCGTGTCCATTAAGAGTGAGTTTTGCTTTTTCAGTAGTTACCGAATCAGCATCAGTCCAGACAAGTTCTTTAACTGGGTGATTAAAGTTAAGTTTGTATTTAGCTGCGGCACTACCTTCATTTTGGTATTGAAGTTGTTCAATGAGGTATTCGTGCGATACTTGAGCAAATCTTCGTCTTTCATCAGTATCAAGGTAGATGTAATCACACCAAACTTCAGCAGAAGGAGCAGTTCCGTAAGCACTACCGTCTCTAGAAACTTCAGTAGTTGTACCCCAAGTAAATTTCATCTTAACTTCGTGATATTGGAGAGCAATAAGAGGAAGAGCAAGACCTGGGTTTCTGCAAAACCAGAATTGAAGAGGAACCATAACAGATTGTTGACTATGTCCACCAGTAGTACCACCAGTCATTAAAGTATTATTGAAACCACCAGTTAAATATTTGTATCCAGCAGCTTTAGAATCTGGAACAGTTAATTCAGCCCAAACTTGAAGCCATTCTCTGGTGTGTTTATCAATTTGTTGTCCACCAATTTCAAGAGTAACATCTTTAATAAGTTGGTCTCCTGAAATACAATCGGTTCCATCATTAGCATCAACTCTAACATAAACTTTTGATAATAAATCACCATTTCTAGAAACAGTCACAGTACCAGAAGCATTAGATGAGGTTAACGTAGAAGTACCACTTAATGTTTGTTGGATGCATTCCATCGAGAAATTAGTGTGTCTTCGATAGACAACTTTGAAAAAAGTAATTTGTGGATTACCTGTAAGGTAAATATCTTGTGCGCCATAGGCGACTAATTGCATTAAACCTCCTCCCATTGTGAATAAAAATTAATTAAATAAATAAAAGTTTACTAAAATATATTTATAATATAAGAAAAGAAAATAATTTTGAAAAAAAAACTTAATTAAATTTAAATTATAAAAAATTATTTCTATAAAAGAAATATTGAACCCCTGGTGGGGATCGAACCCACAATCTTCTGATAACTCAAGGTTAGAAGTCAGACGCCTTAGCCATTTGGCCACAGGGGCTTTGTGAAAAGAAAATAATTAACTAATATAATTAATAATCCTCTTTACTATAGTATAGTAATTTAATTTTAAAATATAAACGAAAAATAAAGAATTAATACAAATATAAAATAATAAATAAATGTTAAACATTTAAAGTGTACAAACCTCAAGGATTTATACTGTTACCAGGAGCAGGGTTCGAACCTACGCGGAGCATAACTCCAATGGAACTTAAGTCCATCTCCTTAACCACTCGGACATCCTGGCATTATTCGAATAAAAATATAACAAATATTAATTAAATAATATTTACTATATTTCAATTACTATATATAAAAGAAAAAAATCTTAAATTGATTATTAAATTATTTATTTTTATATTAATTTTCTTTATTAAATTATAATTAAATATTCTACAGATAATCAAATGTATTAGCAATCATAATAAAGTTTAATAAGTCAGAATTAACATGTTGCATTCCAGGAACCCAACTTTCATTTATTTTATAATTTTCATTATGTAAATTAACTAAGTATTCATAATACTCTTCAATATTTATATGTATTCTAGTTGGTATCTTATATTTAATATCTTTTAATTCCCATATTGGTGGTTGAAATGGAAAATGTTCTACATTATTAATTTTAAGTGTAATATTAATTTTACATTTAGTGTAATCATTAATTTTTTTATTTATTTCATATGGGAGACTGGGAAACTCAAAAATTTGTGAGTTTCTATTATAAATAATATTTATTTCATTGAAATCATCACAAGGATTAAATGTTATAGTTAAAAATGGATTATCAATACCATAATAGTCTATTATTGAATTATCATATTCTTCTAAATAATATAAAAATTCTTCTTGATTTTTATTAAAGCGTATTCTAGAACTTATAGATAATGATGACATTTTTAACAACTTAATTGTTTTTTCTTTATATTATTTGATTTTAATTAATAAATCAATTTTATAAGTATTTTATTTAACATTTAATTATGTAAGTATAATATTATTAATATATTTATTTACTAGATGTATTATTGAAAAATTTATATTAAAATGAATACTGAATGTGGTCTAGTTGGGATTATTGGAAAAGAAGAAATTAATTATAAAACTGTTTTAGAATCTCTAATAAAACTACAACATCGTGGACGGGAATCATATGGATTATCATATATAAAAAAAGAAGATAATAAAAAAAATAAACTACATATTGAAAAACATTATGGTTTAATAAATGAACATGAACTAAGTAATGAAACTAAAACAGTTTCTAGTAAAGTATGGTTTGGACACGTTCGTTATTCAACATCTGGTAAAAAACAAAATAATATTATTAACAATTCTTTTATTGACTTAACACAACCAATTGCTTTTACTTTTTCTAAATATAATGACGCAGCATTCATTTATAATGGTAATATTCCTATGTTTATTTGGGAAAAACTATTTATAAATTATCCTAAATTAAAAGAATATTATAATAAAAATATAGCATTAGGTATAGATATTAATGATAGTTTATTATTTATAAGATTAATAATATTATTAAAAGAAGAATATACTAGAAATGTATCTATTAAAGAAGAAAATATAAATAATAAAAACAAAATTAATAATACTATTATTATTGGAAAAATATTAAATAAAATAGTTTCATTACTCGATAGAGCATTTTGTATTATAATACAATTTAATAATGAATGTTGGGTAATTAGAGATAGATATGGAGTTCGCCCTTTAATTTATGGATTATCCGAAAATAATAATTCTATTATAATTGCTAGCGAAAATTGTTGTTTTAATGATAATTATAGATTAGTTGGAGATATAAAACCAGGTTGTATAGTTAAAATAGATTATAAAACATTAAATATGAAATTGATGTCTCAAATATATAGTTCAGAAAAAAAACATTGTATATTTGAATATTTTTATTTTATGCGTAAAAATACAACCGTTAATGATATATCAGTTTTAGAATTTAGAACTAATATAGGTAAATTATTATTTGAAGAATTAAAGAAAAAAGATAAATTATATAAGTCTCTAGTTAAATATGATAAAAATAATAAATACGATAAAAAAAGAGAAAATAAACTGAATAATATAGTAGTATGTGGAATACCAGAATCAGGAATAGTTCAAGCACAATCTTTTGCTGAAGCGTTAAATGCATCTTATATTCAATTAATAGAAAAAAATCCAAAGAACCAACAACGGACTTTTATTTTAGATAATAATAAAAAGAGACTAGATGCGTGCAAGAATAAATATCAAATATCAAAGTTTAATCAAAAATTTATTAAAGATAAAAAAATCATTCTAGTTGATGACAGTATAGTAAGAGGAAACACTGTTAAATATTTAATTAAATTTATTAGAGAATATAAACCAAAAGAAATTCATTTTATGTCTGCGTCTCCACCAATAGTTAATATTTGTAATTATGGAGTTGATTTTCCAGATATAGAAGATTTAATTGCAGCTCGTAAAAATATAGTTGATATTGAAAAAGAACTTAATATAAATTCATTAACATATTTAAATAAAGAAATATTTAATAATATTAATTCTGATTATAATAATAAATTTTGTCTAGAATGTTTTAATAATTAATTTTAATTTAATTTTTATTTTCTTATTTTTCTTTTCTTATTATATATATATATATATATATTTATATTTATAAGTAATTATTAATTATGGCTTGCGGTTCTAATCATTCATCAAATAAAAAAGGGGGTTCTTTAAAAAGAAAATCATCTAAGAGACGTGGTTCTTCTAAAAGAAAGGGTTCTTCTAAACGACGAGGTACTTCTAAACGAAAGGGTTCTTCTAAAAGAAAGGGTTCTTCTAAACGACGAGGTACTTCTAAACGAAAGGGTTCTTCTAAAAGAAAGGGTTCTTCTAAAAGAAAAAAATCATTAGTTGGTGGAAAAAAAAGTTCCAAATCTAAATCCAAATCTAAATCTAAAGGTAAGAAGCGAAAATCTAAAGGGAAGAAGGTGAAATCTAAATCTAGAAAAAGTATGCTAAACACAACTATAGGGGGGTCTAATAATAAAAAAAATGATGATTTTGGTGGTTTCTAGTTAGATTGTATTTTAATTTTTTTTATTTTTAACATTTTAGAGTTTAAAAAATTTTAAAAAATTTTAAAAAATTTAAGAATAAATAAGTATTTAGTTTTTAATAAAAATAAAATTGAAAAATAATAATTGAGTATATAATATATATATATTAAGTATTATTTGTAATTAAAAAAATTAATAATAATATTTGAAATTAAAATAATTATTAATAATTAAATTAAAATGTCAAATTCAAAAAAAAAATTAAATAAGTATTTAAGTACGAGAAGGGTATTTAATAGTAATGAACCAAATATTATATCAATACCTGGTCCTAATTTTCCAAATGGTAAATATTTAATTAAAAATAACAAAGATTTTGAAAAGTTTTTAGATTTATATATAGATTGTTGTTTCAATTCAAAAATAAATACATATTTATTAGAACCACCGTTTAATATTAATAAAATACAAGGTTTTGATGATAGTTTCAAAGAACATAATATAATCAAGATTGATTTGGATTTTAAATACAATTATGACCATAAATTAGAATTATCTGATAAAGCGATGCTTTTGAAACATAAATATACAGATATTCATACAAAAAAAATTATTAACATATATATTAATATATTGAAAAAATATGTTAATTTGAATGAAAACATAATTTTTCCTAATGAAAATAGTTTTGTTGTAGAATCTATGGATTTTGTTTTATTAGAAAGAAAAACCGCATATATTAATACAAAAAAAGATTCTAAAATTGTAAAAGATGGTATTCATATATTGTGTCCTACTTTTGTATTTCCAATCTCTATTTTACATAAAGTAAGAGAAGACATGTTAAAGAATGAAAACTTTATTGAAATTATTGATGAAATTGGTCAATTAAATAAAATTAATGATGTACTGGATTCTTCTGTTATATCTACTAATGCATGGTTTTTATATGGTTCTGGTAAACCATATTCAGAACCATATGAAATAACACAAGTATATAAATTTAAACAAAGTAAAAAAACGGATACTGAAGAATTAGGAGGAGATAAGATTTTTGATAATAATAAAACGATTAAGTTTGTTAAAATGAAAGATGCTGAACTTACTAATTATACAGAAAATAAAAAGAGTTTAGTTTACAAATTATCAAACTTTGGAATTAAACAAGTAGTACCTCCTATTAATGATGCGATTTTAATTAATTTACAAAGTGAAGTAAATGTTAGTTCATCTTCTTCTCAACAACAAAAATTTGATAAAGTTCTCGGTATTACAAGAGAATTAAATGCGACACCACGTAATATCAAAAAACCAGAGTCTACATCTATAACATTAGACTTTCTTAATAAATTATTGTCTTGTATAGATGATAATAGATCCACAAATTATGATGATTGGTGGAAAATAGGTCAAGCTTTATATAATATTGATTGGAATAAGGGATTTTTTGCATTTGTAGAATTTAGTAGGAAATCTGTAAAATTCGACCTAGAAGGATGTAAAAAAATATGGCGTTTATTTGAACGGAATTATATTAATAATAAATATCAATTTAATATTAAATATTTAAAAGAACTCGCTTTTTTAGATAATAAAAAACTATATATTAAAATATCTGAATTAATCTCATTAGAAATATTAAATGGTATTATTACTGTGTTTAAACAACCTATTTATAAGGAAAAAATAGGAGATTCAACACTTTCAAAAGAAATTAAAAAAATCATAGACAATGAAAGTCATATAAATTTCGTTTCTATTGAAAATGGACAATGGTATTATTATGAAAATCATAAATGGGTAGTTGATACTGAAGGAAATAAAATTAAATTGTATCTTAAAAATACGATTTTAGCTATATTCATAAAATTTTACAAAAATTGTAGGGAAAATATTAAATCAATCAAAGATGAGATTAATCGAATTAATTCATTCGAATCAACACAAGAACATAATCCAATTTCTTCAATGGATGACTTACTTAATTCGAATACTGATGAATTAAGTGACAATATATCCACACTAGAGAAGGGACGTAAAACCGTTCAAGAATTGAAATTAAACCAAAGTGATTTAGATGATAGTATTGATATAGCAAAAAAACTTGTAAATTACCTTGAAAATTCTACTAAACGAACAACATTAGTTAAAGAATTAGCAACAGAATTTTATGACCCAGACTTTTATAAATTATTAGATAGTAATCCTAATGTATTTCATTGTAATAATGGTATTTTTGATTTAGAAACTTGTATTTTTAGAGATGGAGTACCAGATGATATGATTTCCATTTCTAGTAAAAATAATTATATTATAGATGAAGTACGATTTAGTGACCCTGAATATCAAAAGTATGATTCTGAATTAAATGATTTCTTAGATAAAATTTTTCCTAATCCAGATATGAAAGAATATATGATGAATATTTGGGCTATGTCTTTAAGTGGAAAAACATATATTCAGACTTTTAATGTTTGTTCTGGTAGTGGTAGTAATGGTAAAAGTGTTAATTTTGAATTACTATCAGAAGTTTTTGGTGATTATTATTGCGTTGCTAGTCCAGCATTATTAACTAAAAGTAGAAGTGATGCTAATGCGGCATCTCCTGCTGTAGCAGTATTACTTGGTAAAAGAATTGTATGTACCGAAGAACCAGATGAGGGTGAAAGTATTAAAACAGGTGTTATGAAAGAAGCTGTTAGTGGTACTCAATTAAGTTGTCGAGAACTTCATAAACCACAAAAAACATTCACACCCCAATATATGTTATTCTTCAATTGTAATGATAAACCAGAAATTGGTTCTACTGATGAAGGTACGTGGCGTAGAATTCGTGTGGCTCCTTATGTTTCGAAGTTTTGTGATTACGGCGACGCAAGGCTTGAAAACCCTACAAAATATAAAAATCATTTCATAAAGGATTATAGTATTAAAACTAAATTTGCGAATTGGAAAGAAGTATTCCTTAATGAATTAATTATAAGATATAAAAAATTAAAAGAGAATGAGTTTAAAATTCCTCTTCCATCAATTGTTCAAAACGCAATTGATGATTATAAAAGTGGATATAATATTTATGAAGGTTTTAAGAAAGATAGTCTTATTAAAACAGCAGGAGAACGTCTTACTATTGGTGATGGATTTAATTCGTTTAAACAATATACTGACCAATGTAATCATAAAATCGGTAAAATTACGAGAAATGTTTTCATTACTGAAATGACGCGTGTTATTGGTAAACTAAAAGGTAATAATAAATATTGGAAAGATTGGGCTGTTATAGAAGACTATGAAGATGATGATGTTGAAGAAGAATTAAATGATTCTGAATCGGAGGCAGAATAAAACATTATTTATCTTTAGGATTAAATGATATTAAAATAAAATATATAAATGTTAACGCACATATTATATAAAACATTTTTTTTAATTGGGTTAAATATAAATCCATTTTTTTATCAATAACGTTTTTATTATTATTTAATTCATCTAATTGATAATTTTCAACAGAAAAATGATTTGTTTGGTCATTTAAAGAATCATTGCTATTTTTAGTTTCATCTCTCATAATTTTCAAAGTTTTTTCATTATTATTTAAATAATTACCTAAATCACTTAATCTGTCTTCTACTCTCTTTAATTCTTCTAAATTTTGCTTCATATTATTAATTTTAGTTATAATCATATATCTTTGACTATCACAATCATAGTTTTTTCTACATTTAATATTATTAAGTGTATCTATTTGTGTTTTCATAAAATCATCCATTTTATTTAATTTATATTTTAATTTATATTTATATTTTTATAATTAGATTTATAAATTTATTTTTATAAATTAATATCTAGTAATTTATAATTACCATATATATAAAAATAATAAGAAAAATAATATATTATTATTATTAACTTAAATATAAAAATACATCTGACTTTATAATGAAGATGTTATATGATTTAATAAATATTTAAGATGATATAATTAATTGAATTAAAATGAGTATTCAACTTTCGATATATATCGGAATAATTATTTTTTATTTATATTTAATAATTGTTGGAATAGAATTAAATATAGTAGAATATGATACTATAATTCAAAATAAATTCATATATAATTATTTAGTGTGGATAAATGCATTTTATTTTCCAGTTGTAATTTATTTTATATTTAAAACAGCAGAATTGCTAATTGAAGCTAATTGTGGTAATAATAGTATAGATATATATACAAATGAAAGATACCGAATAATTGAAAAAAAACTACTAGACGTATCAAGTCCTAAATTTTTCATTTACTTATTAATGGGGGCAGAATTAATAATGAATTTTATATATTTTATGTTTGGTAAGACATTCATAGAAAACAATAAAACTGCTTTTATGGAAATACGGTTATTTGAATTATATGCATATCCGAAAATGATTATTAGTTGTACTATTTCTATATCTTATTGTTTAATAACTGTTTTTTGGATTCTATTATTACTAGATGCTGGTTGTTGTAATTCATTTTTTGTAAATAATATGACTAAAAAAAGCAATTATAATAATGTTGTTGAAGTAAAAAAAAAACCAAAAGATAATTATTTACGACAAAGAAGAAACCGCATTAGTGTATGTGATGATTTATGATTTTTTAGTTTGTTTTTTGGTGGTTTTGGGTTGTGTTTTGTTTTTGAGGTAATTGGTTACTAATTTATTGATTAGTGTGTTTTTTTGGTATGGTTTTCGTTTCTTTTTTTTATTAAGATATGTTATTGGTATTTTGCGTTCTTTTGCTAGAAGTTGAACGTCTTCTAATGTGAATTTTGCGAGGTCATAATTAAGAATACAATTTGTCCGCGATGGATTAAATTGGGTTTTCGCGTTTTTAGTGGATTTGAGTGTATAATTAACTAGATTTGATTTACGAAGTGAATGAATACAAATGGGGTATGGATTTTTCTGTGTTTTACGAACACTCATTAAACATTTACAATATTTACGCTGTGGAACATTCAAACGAGACGTCACTAGAAACAAATTCTCTTTTTTAGTTTTAGATTTAGTATTTGTTGTTTTAGATTTAGTTTTGGTTTTTGTTGTTTTGGTTTTTTTTGTTTTCTTTGAAGACATATTTATAATTATAATATATAAAAAGATAAAAAGATTTAAAAAGATAAAAAGATAAAAAGATTTAAAAAGATAAAAAGATAAAAAGATTATAAATTAAAACATATTTAAAAACCTCTTCTTTTCTTTTTTAGCGCGATTTTTGTTCCCGCGGCGATTAATCCGTGTACTTCTGGGTTATGTTGTAGTACTCGTGACGATATTCCACGAGGATGAACATCACAGTATTCTTTACCCTCACCAGAGATTACATTGATACATCCAGGTTTATTACAAGTATGTTCACTGCAACTTTGTACCTTTGAAGATTTTGGTTTTAAACATCCCATGAAAGAACAAGTATGTTCTATACACCTTATATGACCCTTCATAGATTCGTTCTGACAAGGTCCTTTAGTTGTCATTTCTACGCAAGTATGTTCTATACACCTTATATGACCCTTCATAGATTCGTTCTGACAAGGTCCTTTAGTTGTCATTTCTACGCATATTTGTTTTGCTTTTATATAATCTGTCGGTTTCACATCTTCATAGAATTGTTCGATAGTTGGTCTCGCGTCAATATTAGCTACAAAACTGTCCTGATCAGTATTTTTATAGTTACTAGCCATAAAATTTATGTTACCAATTGACGTGTTCACATTATATTTTTCTTCCCCACCAAAATTTTGCATAAACAAAGTATATGATTTCATTTTTTCGGGGTATAGTATGTTATTAAGGTAATCTTCACTTAAATTAGGATTTATATTGGATTTCTGCTTATCTATAAATGGAATTATACTTTTAATTGATGCTGCAAGACTATAAACATCTCTGTTTTTAAATTGTGTAAATGTTAATTCACTTTCATTAAAATAATAACGCGAATTAAAAGAAGGTATAATTTGTTCTAATGGAGCATATCCAGGTGTTCCTCCAGCTGGTTTATAGGCAACATTATCCATAATCTCTTTTGAGCCCGGAGTGTCCACTTTTAGTTCCATAGCCATACCAAAGTCAATTATTTTAATAGTTAGATTCCTACCAGTATTAAATACTAAAAAGTTTTCTAGTTTTATATCTCTATGAACTATATTGTTATTATTTAAAAAGTAAACAGCTTCTATCATTTCTAAAATATTGTGTAACTTAAATTGTTTCGTTTGTCTTGCGAATCTATCCATATATTCTAGTAAATCTATAGTACCCTTTTCTTCAATACTATATACGGGTTCTTTTTTAGAAAATAGTAAAATATCTGGTACTATACTAAAATTTTTACTGTCCTTCTTTAATAATAGGGTAGATATTTTCATATGCATTTCTCTACCTTCTATTTCTCCATCTATTTCTTCAACATCTATTTCTTCATCTTCACCAGATGTTACAAATTTCATTACATAGTCTTTATCTTTAGGGATTTTTTTTGCTTTACCTTTATATTTTCCCAAATCGCAAGTATCATTAAATGATCCAGAACCTATAAAAGGTAATGTTTCATTAGTTTTAGAATTTTTAAAATCATTATTTAACATTGTTTCTATTTCTATTCTTTCTGTAAAATACAAACTATTAAATTCAATATTATCAGTATTATTAATATTATATGGTTTATCCTGACATAGCAACGTCACTACACCTCCCTTCATAATTAAATAGTTTCCTTTCTTACGAGTGCTTCTTTTCTTCATTACTGGACGCTTTTTACTCTTTTTACGAGAACTTCTTTTCTTCACTACGCGACGTTTTTTGCTCTTCTTACGAGAAGTCTTTTTCTTCATAATAGGACGTTTTTTGGTTGTTTTGCGGGACACAACCTTTCTTTTTTGAGATTTCTTACTAACCATTATTAATAAACAAATAAATAATTAAAAGATTAATATATTAATTAAAGTATTTATAATATAATAAACTATAATAAAATAAACAATACATCATATAATAAGTGATGTGATGATACTATTTGCGTCTTGTATCATATTCCAGTCGGCGTTTATTTTTTTGACTAAACTATCAATGATATTCAATCCCAAGAAATGACTTTTAGTGAAATAGTGTTCTTCGGGTTGTTGTGTGGCGTTTTTAGATTCAATATCAATACAATTTACAATTCGCAACTCTAGTTTGTTTTGGGGGAGATGGTTTATAGAAATAGTAATATTACCATTTTCACAACTAGAGTGTTTTACAGCATTCATTAACATATTATTGATTACTATTTTGAGATAACATTTATTTTCATTTAAAATGCTTATATCATATGTTTTAGATGTGTCTTTTTCTAATATAAATTTTTTCTTACTAGATACCACAAATGGGTGGTCATTTAAACTATTAATCATTATAATTAATAAAGCAGATAAATCTAAATGACCTATATTCATATTTTCGTGTTGTTCTTTAATTTGTTGTTCTAATAATTGACAACACTTCATACTTTGAGATACAATTGTATTTAAATAGGAAGCAATTTTATTGTTCTTTAATTGGTCAGCCTCTACTTTAGAAAGTTCGGCACAGCCAACTATAATGTTTAATGGATTTATAATTTCGTGAGCTAATATATTCATTTCTATCATATTTATAGTTATATAGTTTTTAGTTTAAGTAATCAAATATATTTATAAAAATATATCTGTCAGAATATATCTTTTAAAATAAAAGTTTAAATTCCCTATACTTAATGATTAGAAAAAAAATATATCTAGAAAGGAAATAAATTATTTGAATCAAAATTAATTGTTTTATTTTGTCTCTTTATGTGATTTCCTAATATAAATACTGTAAAATATATGAAACCAAATAAAAATGCGAATAATGCACCAAATATTTTACCAGACATTTTTACATCTTTATTAATTGTTAAACAACAAGAGAGAGAAACAAAATTTATCATTAATAGAAATAATACACCCCCCATAATAAAAATATTAGTTATGAATTTAATAATATGGTCTTCTGCTGATAGTTCTAAATTACCAGTTTTCATATCTTTGAGAACATTAAAATCTTCTCTATTTTCTTCTTCACTTTTTACCATTTTAAATTTTACTTTATTATTAATAATATATATAATTTATAATCAAATAATTATAATTTAATAATTATAATTTAATAATTATAATTTAATATTAAAATAAAAACAAAAAACACACAAATATAATATATTAATTGGAAAATTCCAAATCACCCATACCACCAATTATTCGTAATACATTAAAATTAAGAGCAAATATGATTATATCATATTCATAATTAGAATCGGAATCTTCTTTTGGTATTGTTGTTAATTCAAGTTGAGCGTTAGTAATACGAGAAAAATTACATGCACCACTTGGTTGATGTTTAGTTATATCTTGATTTAAATTAAAAGAATAAACGTATATACCATCATCCGGTATTCTTTTCATATGTTGAAAATTATTTACTAGGGAAAACATTTCCATGGTTTTTGTTTTAAATCTAGCAACTCCATCAAACTTAAGTGATGCTGATTTAAGTATATCCTTGTATTTTAACGAATTGATATTACTAGAATCAAAAGTAGCTTCAGCCGCAAATTCATCATAATCAGTAGGGTTTATAACCGGGTCTATTGTATTATCTGGCCAATTCGTGAAATTATAAAACTGATTTCTAGCTTTAAAATCTGTGCGGCGTAATATCCACATCAAGTTAGATACTGGATGTTGTATTTTTAAATCTATTACATTCGTATCTCCTTCTGCTGTTGTTGATGGTGTAATAGTATCTTGTACTTTTTGTACTGTATTTACTAAATATTCGTGTTCTGCTGCCGCAAAACGCTTTCTTTCATCATTATCTAAAAATATATAATTTAATTCTATTGATGGTGATATATCTAATGTTGAAATAGTTTCACCACTGCTAGAAAATATACCTAAATTATAAGTAGCGGACGGTGGTTTTTTTCTTAAAGAACTATGAATTACAGTATATAATTCATTAAATGGTCTTAATGTAACATTGATTTTACATTCAACCGTTTGTAAAGCTATGATTGGAAGAGCACTTCCTAGACAGTAAGTAAACCAAAATGGAAGAGGGACATATATTTTTCTAGATTTAATACTTTGTCTTATTTTACTATTATCAAATGGGTAAGTTGAACCATCACTTTTAATTGGATTAGTAAGGTCTGTAATATTACCTGTCATTTTATTATACCCACTTTTTTTGGCTTCATCACACGTAAGTTCATTCCAAATATGCATCCATTCAGGATATAATTTATCTATTTCTCGCGATTCAATATTAAAAGTTGCTTCTTTAATAATATATTCTCCAATTCTATCTATCCATTGAAATTTATAATCTTTACTTGTATTATCGGAATATATATCAGGAAGTGTAAATACA